CTTGGGCTTGCGATCCTTCCCCTTGCCCTCGACGAAGTCGGAGATCGGGTGAGACACACCTGGGGCGACCATCAGGGTGTGTTTGCCGCGGCTGCCAGGACGATAGACTTTCATTGCGTGGGGCCTCAAAGGAACGGGGCCGGTGCGATGCCCGGCCCATATTGGGAATGCAGTGAAGCCAGGGGGCGAAAAAAAAACCGGGCGGTGATGAGCCGCCCGGCAAACGCTGCCCCCACGGCAACAACTGATTAAGCGCGGTTCACCACCACCAGCGCATGCGCGTAGGTGGCGCCCTTCACGATCATGGTGTCGAACTTGACGCCGACGAACTGGCCCGAGAGGTTGCCGACCAGGCCGAGTTGGAACATGCGCGGATTCGGGTTGTAGTCCGCGCCCGAGATGACGGGGATCTCGATCTCGGATTCCATCAGGATGGCCGCGTAGTAGTTCTGGTTGCTGGCCGGCGGTGCGCTGGCGCCGTACTTGGCGGTGGTGTCGGTCGGCATGAATGCATCGCCGATAAGAGGCAGCTTGCCGGCCTGCGTCGAGATCGCGGACACCGTCACGCCGGCGGTCACCTCCATTTCGTCCAGCGTGATCTTGGATGCCTTGGCTTCCTGGTCGATGTAGTCGCCGAGCACCGGATTCAGGTAGATGGCGGTCGGGCGCGCGTTGTACGTCTGGTTGGCCAGGATGTTCGCCACGGCGGTCTTCAGGCCGTCGATGATCGAGGCGCCCGGAGCGATGGTGGTGGTGACCCCAATCTGCGCCAGCGCGCCCATCCACTCGAGCGTGGTCGGCGAGCTCATGCTGGTGTCGGTGCCAGCCCAGAACATCTTGGCGCGCTTCACCTCGATGCCGCTGATGATGTCGTCGACGTCCTTGGCGACCACCGAGGCGAATTGGCCCTGCTGCTCGGTCACATCCTTGTCGAACAGCGACAGGTTGGACTGGGCGGTTACGGCCTTGATGAAGGCCGGGCGTTCGACGCGGGTCGGGCCGGTGGCCGTCGCGGACAGGTTGCGCGGGTCAACGGCAGCGCCAGTGGCGATCGCGGTTTGCTCGAAGTAGCGGTGCGGATGGCCGGTGGCGGGAACCTGCGGCACGCGCTGCAGGGTCACACTGGTGCGGCGCACCACGTCCATGATCTCGCGCTCGAAGATCGGGACCTCGACGGCGCCGGTGCCGAGATAGTCGGCAGCGGCCTGCAGGGACATCATTTCTGCTTGTTTGACGGACATGTTTTCTCCTGATTCCTTTGTGGACGCCGCTTACTGCTTGGTCGCGCTCAGCACGCCGCTGGCCATCAGCTTCAGCTTCGCCTCGATGGCCGGGCGCCCCTTGATACCCTGGGCTTCCAGGACCTTGTCGACATCGGTCGCGGTCAGCGTGCCGGCCTCGGCGGAAGCGGTCAGGCTGTGCTTTTCGAGCAGCAGCTTCACCTCGGGGCTGAGCGTCTTGCGCTCGGGTTCCTTCGAACCGTTGAAGGCGGCGGCACTGAGGTCCTTGACCTGGGTGGTCGCGGCATCGAGTGCATCCTGCATCGGCTTGAGCGCGGCGGCGACGGCGGCAGCGATCAGCTTCTCGGTGTCCTCGCCACCCTTCTCTGCGCCAGCTTCCACGCGGCGATTCAGATAGTCGTGATCGGTGTAGATGTGCGGGATGTTGCCCTTGATCGCATCCGATTCCATCGCGGCGGCCATGTGGCGCAGCACGTTGGCGTGGCCCTGGGTGGCGTGCGTGCCGATGCCAGCTGCTTCCATCGACGCGGCGCACGAGCGCAGCGCTTCGACGTGCGGCTTCACACGGTCGCGGGTGGCGCTGGCTTCCAGCGCGGCCTTGGCGGCGCCGGCTTCCATGCCGTTGACCTTCTCGCCAATCACCTTGACGGAAGTGGCCAGGCCGGCCACGGCCTGCAAGAGCTCTTCAATTTTGTCCATATCAATCTCCGGGTCGGCCTGGGCGGCCAGTGACGTAGTGGTGTAGGCGGCCAGGTCCTTGTAGAGGACGGCGGCGCCGGTAAAGGTGATGTGATCAACTACCCACGGGTCGGCTTCCAGGTTCCGGATGCGGGCGTCGGCTTCATAGCTGAAGCCGAGGTCGTCCTGTTCGGATTGAATCAGCGCGACTTCCTCGGGGAAGTCCTTGGCGTAGAAGAAGCCCGCGATGTGAACCGCGTCCCCTTCCACGAATGCCTCGGTGATGAGGCCGATCTTCGAGCGGCTGTCGTGACCGTCGAGGTTCCGCTTGAAGTCGACGGCCATGCCCAGCAGCGAATCGATCGCCGCCTCGGCGACCACCTTCGGGATCAGCGTCTTGTGCCCGTTCGCACCGCCGACCGGGTTATCGGAAGGCGTATCAAGGCGGGTCAGGATGCCGGTGAAGGGGTGCCGGTTCGGGTGGCCAGCGACCTCCGGCACCGCGAGGCTCATCGCCTCGAAGGAAAACGACGCCGTGAGGCGCCAGTCAGCCGTGCTGATGCCGAGTTCGTGCGCCCGCGTCAGGATGCGATCGCGCGCCGAGCTCCGTTCCGCGTTGCTCAGGCCCTTGGTGTCGCTGACCATATTCCACGCCATGCGAACGTGGTTCGCGTCGTGAATGGGTAGCGCCCGCTTGCCTGGCACTGCGAAGTCGGATCCCGGCAGGCGGTCGCGTTGTTCTTTCGTGAGCGCCATGGCCTTCCCTTACAGCAGGTTCTCGAACCAGTCGAGCACCTGGCGGTATTCCTCGGCCACCTGGCCCTCGCTGGCGGCGATGGTGTTGCGCAGCTCGGCCAGCTTCACTTCGATGGCGTTCAGCACGCCGTGGGTGGCGTGCTCGCCAGCCTTGGCGGCGTGGGCGGCAGCCTCGCCCACGGCCTCGCGCAAGGTCTGGCGGGCCGCCGGCAGGGCGTCACCCACCGCCTTCTTGGCATCGGCGGCAGCAGTGGCGATCTCGGCAATCATTGCGGCAGCCGCCGACGTGTCGACGTTGAGCTTCACTGTGACGACCTGTGCAGCTGTATCAGCTAGCGGCGTACCGCCCTCCCCCGCGCCGGCGGCTGGCGCCCCCGCAGCATCGGCCGCGCCGGTGTTGAGCTGCACCGGCGCGCCCGCGCCCACTGCATCGGTCGGCGGCGTGCCGCTCTGCCCCGCGCCGTCCTGCGCGCCGGTGGTATCGCCACTGGTTGCAGCGCCGGCCTTGGCGGCGTCGACAACGGTGGTGTCGGCTGGGTCCACCTTGGTGCCGGCAGCATTCGTGTTGGCTTTTGCCATCTCGCCCCCTTAGAGCAGCGCTTTGATCGATGCGACCAGTGCATCGGTGTTGGTACCAAGGGCACCAACCTGGTTGAGCTTCAGCCGCAGCTGGCCGACGAGGATCTCGATCTCGTTGATGGCCGCCGCGGTCTGCGGGTTCTTGGCCTTCTCAGCCGCCAGGCGTTCGGCGGCGACCTGTTGATGTCCGTTTGCCATGTGCTGACTCCTACGAGAGCGAGGCGATCACGGTCTGGATCGTCGCGATGTTGGCGTCGCCGTTCGGCAGGCGCGCCGAAAGGGTGTTCAGGGTGGCCGCCAGTTCCTGGGCCTTGGTGATGGCCACGCCGAGCAGACTGGCGACGTCCGAGCCATAGGCTTCGGTGCTGCCGTTTTCCGCCGGCGTCGGGGTGATGGCGGTGAGTGTGGTGACGATGCCCATGTGGCCCCTTTAGGCGGTGATGACGACGTCGAACGAGCCGGCGGCCAGCGTGTTCGCGGCCAAGCGCGGCGTCAGCGTGACGTTGAAGCCGATGGCCGTCTTGGCGCTGACAAACCAGGTTGCGTCCTGGCCAGGGTTCACCACGACGGCGTACTTCGGCGGCAGCTTCAGGCCGCCCACCGCAACGGTGACCGCGGCGCCAGCGCCGCCGCCGGCGCCATTGACCACGCCGATGATCGAGCCGAGGACTGCCCGGTCGTTCAGCTGGGGCTTGGCGCCATCCGGCGCCGAAACGGTATGGGATTCAAAGCTCATGGGCTCTCCTGTGTGGGCACGCGCCCAATGAAAAGGCCGGCCGAAGGCGGCCTGGGTTGGTGGGCTGTGCGCCCCTACTCTTTCGTGGCGAGGTCGGGATTCATCGTCTTGGCGCCCTGGGCGCCCTTGACGGCAATCTCGACGTCGGCATACGTCATATCCGCCCAGTTGCTCTCGAGCGGCGGCTGGCCGAGCTTCTCGCGCTGCTGGTTCGGCGTGATGGCGTTGTTCTTGTAGTACCTCTCGTAGATCTCGGCCGTGGCCTGCTCGTCGTCGCGGTCCAGGCCGAGGAAGCGAAACCAGATCTGTGAGTAGCCCAGCCGGCCGTGAATCGACTTGCGATTGATGTACGACTGGATCAGGCGCGCCAGCGGCGTGATAGTCACGTCCCAATCGGCGTCGTCCGATACCTCGGCGGTGCTGCGGTTCACGTCCTGCACCACGCCGAGCTTCATCGGACTGATGCCGAAGGAAATGGCGATCTCGCGGATCACGAATTCCTGGTACTTCAAGAACAGCGCATCGTCGTTCGTGCCCCGCAGCTTGACGATCTGGGCTTCGTCGAAGCCGATAATGGGGGTCTGCCCCTGCCCCTCGATCTCGTCGCGCCAGTAGTTGCGGAAGGCCTGCAGCGTGCCCGCATCCATGCCTTTGAAGTTCAGCAGGTTCTCCGGCTGCGCGTTCGTGGTGAGCTGGCCTGCGTACTCGCCCACCCCCAACTGGCGGTTGATCGACTGGAAAGCCACCTCCAGCGGCCCCGAGCTGTATGGCGAGGACGTGTTCGGGTCCATCCGGATGTAGACGAGCTCGTCATCCGTCAGGTCTTTGCCCTGCACGCCGCCGACGCTGCCATAGCCGATCACTTGGCAGTAGCGGGCCTCGTTCCGGCCGCCGGCCCAGCCGGGGTAGATCTGGATCGAGAGTGCGTCCACCGGCCACATCCACAGCGGGCGCGCCGGGTCGCTGCCGACCTGATGCTCGTAGGTGCCGGCCGCGCCGATCAGCAGGTCCTCGACGAGCTGCTCGACGAACGACCGGAAGCTGTCATCGCGGTTCGGCGACTTCAGGCAGTTCGTGGTGACGTCGATCTGCTGCTGCAGCGCCCTGTTGCCCTTGACGCCGGGGACCGGCGAAACCTCCCATTCCAGCTGGGCAATCGGGTTCTTGATGTAGTTGATGGCCCGGCGCGCGTACGGCGTCGACGCGAATTTGCGCAGGCTCGTCGGCGAAGGCTTGATCAGCGGCCGGTCCCGCATGTATCGCTGGCCGCCAAGGCTCATCAGCCGGGCGTAGGCCTGCGTGTCGCGCTGAGGCGCCTTGCGCAGCCGGCCCGCCACCAGAGCCTTGAGTCGGTTGAGAAATGCCATGTGGTTCCTATACGCTGCCAAAGGCACCGCCCTTCTTCAACACCAGCCGCGCGTAGGCGCGCGAGCATGCATCGACCTGGTCGTCAAAAGACCCATTCGGGAACATCCGCATTTCACTGATCAGGCCGTCGTTCCACGGCGCGCGCAGCATGAACACGTTGCCCGCCTCGACCTGCGAAGCAAGCGGCGCGGCGCGGGTAGCCTTGCTGCCGGATTCCACCGTAGCCTCGACGGTGTAGCCGCCCAGCATGCGCACGAACATCTGCGCCTGGGCCTTGCCGGCCTGGCCGGGATCCTGCGGGATGCTGATCAGCGTGCCGTAGCCGTCGCGGTCGGCCGTGTTCTTCAGCGCACGCTCGACTTCCAGCGGGCTGCCTCGGAAGTGGTTCATGTCCGTGATGAAGACGCGCCCCACTTCGTCGATGCCCAGCTTTGCCCCGGCGGTGTAGTCCGGATCAGCCTTGACCTTCCCGTTCTTCCCCTTCTCATTCTCGTCGGTCGCGGCGAAGTCCCAGCCGCGCGCCAGCCGCAGCCCGCGCGGAAGCGCGTCCACGATGGTGATGCGGTCCGGCTTGAAGATGCCGCCCTCGGCCGGTGCCGGGCGCTGCCCGTATTGCCCGGCGAATACGTACGGCTTCGCCTTCTCCATCTGCCGCAGCGTGGCGATGTCGTGCTTCCACGGCCACAACGCCTCGCCTTCCGCGCTGATCGCCGGAATCATGATGTGGTCGAAGTGCTCGCCGCTCTTCCCTGCCAGCAGCCAGCCCGCCAGATCGTCCTCGTGCAGACGCTGCATGATCAGGATGATCGGCGTCTCGGGGCTGTTACGCCGCGATTCCAGGGTGTTCTGGTACCAGTCGATGACGTTGCCGCGCATCGTGTCGCTCGTGGCCTCGTCCGCCTTGTGCGGGTCGTCGATGACGATCGCGCCGCCGAAGCCCTCGCGGGCCTTGCCGGCGCCGAAGCCGGTCAGCGTGCCGCCGGAGCCGGTGGCATAGAAGACGCCGCCGGCAGTGGTCTTCCAGTGATCCTTGGCTGTGGCGTCCAGCGCCAAGCGCACGCCGGGAAAGATCTCCCCGAACGCCTCATGCTGGATCTGTTCGCGCACGCCCGCGCTGTTCTTCACCGCCAGCATGGTGGAATAGCTGGTGTGGATGAACTCGGCGTCCGGCACCTTGCCCAGTGCCCACGAACAGAAGTTCGTCACCGCCAGCTCGGTCTTCGAGTACCGCGGCGGAAGGTTGATGATGATGTTCTTGCGCCGGCCGTGGAACACGTCCATCAGCGCGTCGCAAATCACCTTGTGGTGCCAGTTCCGGCGCCACTTGAAGTGCTTGCGCCGGTAGAACATGAACCGGCTGTAGAAATATAGGTCGGCTTGCGCTAGGTCGCGTTCGGCTTGGCGTTCAAGTTCAGTACTCATCGAGGACTTGCCTCACCACCTCCGCGTACTTTTCGGGGGTGGTGCTCACCACTACCGAAGACACGGGGCCACCATCTTTCCCCGTCATCTCGACGGCCTGCGGCGCCTCCTTCCACCCGGCCTGTGTCTTCATCCAGAAGATCGCCGCCGGCACGGCGCCGCGGCCGATGCCCGTGGCCTGTTTGAACAGCGCCTGGGCGACCAGGGCATTCGTTCTGTTCTTGCCGGTGTCCAGTTCGATGCGGAAATGCCGGCGCAGCGATTTGGGATCGAGCGGCTTCCCGGTCTGCGGATTGGTCACCTGGCTGGCGATGTACTCATGCGGCGCGCCAAAGCCGGCCAGGGACAGGACCAAGCGGCGGTCTTCGTCCGTCGGCACGAATGGTTTGCGTCCTGCCATGGTCATCGCGCCCTATGCGCAAGGTGCTATTCCTCAGCCTCGGGGAATAGGTCGTCCGATACTTCCACGTCGCCGCACGCGGCCACCGCCAGCTTCCAGTCGCCCTTCAAGAACACCAGCACGTTCTGATGCGCCTTC